AATTCACTTGCTGTTGAACGATAGCGTCGGTGATCGTCATGTCGGACAGTGTCGCCAACATCGGCGTCTGGCCCCACAACGGATAAGGATAGCGTCGATCAGCGTGCAGTCGGATATGCAGAACATCGCGCTGCGGCACCAATAGCGGATAATCTTGCAGCATCTCCCGCTCGATCACCGCATTGCCAGCCAGCCGATAAAACACATCACCAGTTTGCGCGACGACTGGCTTGCATAGCCGCGCATCCATCAAGTGAATTTCCGAAATTTCAAATCTGTCATTGCGCAGCGCAAGCCCGTAGGCATTGCCATCCAGATACACTTGCCGCACCGCGTTGAGCATGAAATCCGACGGCGACTGATAAGCATTCGGCTTTCGCAGAACGCGCGACAGCGCCGAATTAACCACCCGTTCGCGGCCACCCTTTTTGGTTTTGCGCCAATGATCACCAGGACACATCGCGATCGTCTGCGCGTAGGCGGACACGCAAGCTTCCACCATGGCCGAACCGGTCCCGACTCCCATCGGGTCCATACCCAATTGCCAAAAATTGCTGGGCGTACCGGCAGGCAACCAACCGCCAGTCACGGGGAGGTTATAGGGCCCCGGACGAAATTCGCCCTCAACCGCGCGCGTAATGCCGCGCAATCCGCGAGCGATCAACTCCCGCGCCCATGCCATGTCGCGCTAAGACCTTCCTTGAAAAGCCCCGATGATTCTCTCATCGGAGCCTTTCAATTCTTCTTTCAAGCTTTAGGGTGTTTTTGGAGGCTGCTGTTGCGACGAATGTTGCGGCGGAGTGTTCGTTCGTGCTTGCCGAGTCTGATAATTACCACCGCTTGGCTTATGCTCCATCTGCTTAGCGACCTGTCCATGCGGATCAGGATCGCCACCATCGGGCTCGTGCTCGATACCGACAAAAGACTTGCCGAGCGCAGCCTCGTCGTTTTCAGCTTGTGTTGGAGTGGGTTTGCCCTTGGTGCGCGCGGCAAATTCTTCCAACGATTTTGCTCTCGCCTCGCGACCAGCCTCAAGCTCCTGCCGGCCGGCGTCACTCAGTTCATGCGGTTGCTGTTCAGCCATGATCAATCTCCTGTTTCCAAAAAACGACACGCGGATGAAACTCACCCGCGCATCATTTGGTTCACCAAGTCACGCTCTGGGTGTACGCCACCATTCCCGTGCGCCGGAAGCTCCAGTTGATCGGAAAGATCATCCGCAGCGCCAGTGAATCAGTCTGGAACAGCGAACGCTGCGGTGCCGCAACCACGCCCGGCGAACCGCTCACGAGATCGAGCGGTGACGTATCTTCCATGTGTAGAGTAGCCTGATCGCTGATTTCAAACCGCATGTTGTCATCAGGCATCACTACGAAGTCAGCGGCGTCCACCAGGATCACGGTCTTCGGCGGGACAGTTGCCGAATCAATGATCGGAATGTTGTTCAACGTGCCACGGCCGATCTCCTCCTTGAACGGGAAGATTCCGGTATTAGGCGCATTGACCAAAGACGCCGAGAGCAGTTCGGCTGGATTCATCAGCCATACCGGCGAGCGAATATTACCATAGGTCGCGGTAACAAGCGCGCCGACAAGCCCTTTGATGTCGCCAACCACGGCGTTAATGCCACCACCCGCCGTCGCAGTGGTAACCGAGATGCCGTTGAGAATACCGGCCGGACGGATCGTCGTCGACGGATTGGAATCAAGCAACACCGAGTCCAACGAGATCGCGGTGTCTTCCTGAATGGCCTGCCGCAGCACGCCTTCGATTGCCGGAAGGCTGTGATCCGCCATTTCCCGAGTCCAAGTCGTGATCACTGCCATCTTCTTCGGGCCGAAAGTCTGGCTAGTGAACGCGCCCTGCCGAACCGGAATCGCCATGCCTTCACCAACGAACGATCCGGCGATCGTCGGCGTCCGTGAACGAGTCGGAAGCAGAATCTTTCCGGCTCGACCAAAGCTGAGCGAAGTACCCTTGGCCGACAACCTCGGGAAAACGCTCTGCGGCAACAACAACGCCATCATATCGGCATAGACTTGCTGAACCAGTTCAGCCGCCCACCCCGTCACCTGCGTCATCGCGGGCGCAGACGGTGTTCGCATCGTCCAATCAAGCACGACCTTATGCGCTTCATCATCGCCGTAGATACGAACACGCTCCATGTCCGGCAGCGTGCCACGGATTTTCGACATGCCATGACAGACACCGGCATGCACGAGATAATCCAGCGGCTCCCAATCCTTCTTCACGGGCTTGAGAATGATCGGAGCGCCAATGCCCGAATCACCACCATTACCACCCGTGCCAGGATTGCCTCGGTACGGGACTAGCGAACGCTGTTGCTGCTGTTGCTGCCGCTCTCCCGGCACGAGTGCCGCTTGATTCTGCTCGCTCTCGACCAGCACCGCGTGCGTCGCCCGCAACTGCTTGATCTGAGCATTCAGGACTTGCTGCTTTTCTAGGTCGGCCGCACTGACATTGTTGTCATCCTGCGCGGCAAGTTGGGTATCGAGTTCTTCCAGCTTATTGGCGATCTGCTGCTGCAGATCGAGGATGCGCTGGGAAAGTGTTGCAGGCATTTTACTGCCCTTTCCAAAACGAGACGTGTCGCCGTGCTTGGCAGTGAAATCCCGTCGCTCGATGTTGCCTCGATTGCCATGCTTGGCGAAGACGACATCGATGGTAGCGGGACTAACCCCCAGCGATTTGGCAACCGCAAGGGCATTCGGATTGGCTGGCACGCTGACCAGCGACGTTTCGATCAATTCCTGCCGGACGAACCGTTGTCCTGCCCAGCCGCCACCGTCAAGCGATTTGAGCGGCTGGCTTTCAATCGGATGAAAGCCAACCGAGACCGAACAGAGAATTCCGGCGTCAACCAATTTGCGAATTTCGTCGATACGTGGCGAAGTGCCGGCCGGAGCCAATTGCAAATGCCCCCGCAGCGAACCCTTCTCCACGCGCAGATTGTGCCAGCGGCCGATCGGGAAATCACTCTTGTGATTGAACAGCGCGATCGGGTTTTTCCGAAACGATGCGATGTCCCAACCATCGCTAGCAATGACGTCACCCATACGATCAACGGTCTCGTCACTGAGCACGAACTCCATGCCTTGCACGGTACTGCTGTGGGTCTTATGCAGGACTGACTTACGCGGCGCGGCGCGCTCGCCCTCGTCCTCTTGAAACGACTCCCACTGCATTTCGCACCGATCTGTGGCCTCGTCATCGTCCATGTCGTCAGACATCGACTCGACGCACCGATCCAGGAAGTCTTCGCGCGACTCACCGTCGTCGGGGGTCGGCGCGTCATCATCGTCACTGGCAAAATCTTTCTCCAGCGCGCGACACCAGAGCGCGATGATGCGCTTTACTTCCGCGTCGGATTTAGCCGGAGCCTCGCCGCCTTTCGCATCGCGCCACACCGACATGCAAGCGGCGACAGCCTGCTCCTGCGGACGCTTGCCATCGCCCATCAAATCCGGGACGCAGCGTTTCATAAAGTCCGATTGCTTCTCGTCTTTTCCAGGCTTCATCGGCATGCAGGGTCTCCCTTATTTGGGCGGCAGCTTCTTTTGTTGTTCCGCCAACCACTTTGCACGATGCTTACGACGAATCGGTTGCATGATCTTCTCATCGATCGGAAAGTCGACCGGATTGATGATGCGATTATGCAAATCGGCATCCGCCTTGCGACCATCGGCGTCGAGGTAAAAGAACTCCTCGGCGACATCAGGCGGCTTTTTGGCCGCCAACGTATTTTTTGAATCGGTCATAGGACTCCGGGTCTTTCAAATTGAGCTTACCACTCCAATTCGTATTAAGCAGCAACTCCTTGCCGCGCGACGAATCCGCGATCTTCCAGATCGATTTTGGATCAGAACTGCGCACCGCCGCCAACAACTCATCTGCCGGCGTCGGTAATTTCATCTCGGTCTGCTTGGGCGGCTCTGGCTGCGCTTCCTCGTCTTCGTCAGGCTCGACCTCGATGTCGGCATTGCCACTATCGATGGCGTGCCGCAACCGTTCACGATCACTCATGTTGTCCCAGACTTCACCCTGATATTCCGAAACGCTGTCTCCGAGATAATCCGGCGGCTCGGCATCGCCGGCATCCTTTTCCGCTTGCTTATTGAAAGCCGCGATCATTTCGCTTTCCAATTGATCACGCATGTCCTGCGTCAAGCGCTTTGACAAATCCGGCGGCTCGATACCAGGCAACTCACCTTGCCCAGGCGAAGCGTTTGTTGGCTGCAATAACTTGCTGTCGTCGAACGTGATCGTGGGATCGTCTCGACCATCACCGTAACGACCCTCATAGTCCCCGATCTTGATGGCTTCCTCCAACGTAAAAGCGTCATAAGGAATCGGCGACTCACCATTGGCGGCACGGTCATCCATCACTTGCTGAACTGCATCGGCGGCCCAGTTCTGATGACTCGCGTTGAACTGATGCACTAGATCGCGCTTGGCCTCTTCCAGCGCCCATCCATTGTCGCGCCAATTTTCAATCTCACTATCAAGAAATTCGCTAGCCGTGTTGCGCATCCACGACGCCTGCGCCCGCTCCTGTTGATCACTGGAAAGCATTTCCCAGTCATCAGCCTCATAAGTGTCAACACCGGATCGCGAGGGCGATGACGGCCCACGGCCAAGTTTCTGTTCCAGCCTGCCACGCAAATCCGCCCACGCTGCCGGCGTCGGCACATAGCCGTACTTGGCCCAGGCGTAACCGCCCACGTCGATGTTGGCGCTGACACCAACAGTCTCAATGCCGAGCTTCTCGTAGGTCGCGATATTGCCGCCCAGTATCTGCTTGCCGATGTTGTGCCCGGTGGTCGATTTATTCAATTTGAAATAGGCGGAGTAAGCGTACTTTTTGTCGGGATCGACCTCGCGCTGATACTCACCGACGGTTTTGCCGCTGGCATCATGAATCGCGCCCTGAATGTTGAACCTCGAACCTTCCATCGAAACCGTCATCGTAGAATTTTCAGCGGTGCCACCCAGAAAACTTTTTTTGAATTCCTCCGGCTCCATCCCGATCTTATCGTTCCACTTTTCGATGACGACTTTCTCTTCGCTGCCAAACTGAATTTTGGCCTTGTCGAAGTCCGCCTTCTGCGCGGGCTTCTTGCTCTTACCTGACGCAGTCGTGCCACCACCG